CCAGTCGGTACAGGGAAAAAATCTTGGAACGTCCCATTTTTACTCGCTTTAATGGGGGTGTCAAGCAAATAAAAAACCCCGGCTTTTGGCCGGGGTTCTCTTACTACTCGGTTTATCAGGGAGTGCCTGGGGAACCGAAAATGCCGCGAGGATCCGAGAATCCAAAGCTGTAACGCTCACGAGCCTTGTAACGAACGTTGCCGGTATCGAAGTCGCCCTCGAAACCAGTTTTGATCGAAACACGCTGGAACATCTTCATGCCGTTAGGAGCGTCGGTCTTGATGAAGAACGCATCCGGGTCGGTCAGGTAGTGGTTCACAGTGTAGCCCTGAGGAATCATGCCCATGTTCTTGATGGCATTGATGTCGTTATCGGCCGTGCCAACGCGCAGGGTGGACTTCAGGATGCGGTCCGCGGTGAACTGGAGCTCTTTAGGAATAATGAGCTTCAGGCCTTGGATAGCGATCTTGAGACCACGCTCGTCGGTGAACGCAGCGATGTCGATCAGAGCCTGCTCGAGAGAAGTCTCGGACAGGTCGGCGGCAGTGGAAAGCTCGTTGCGGAGATCGGGACCCGACAGAGTGGGGTGATCCGTTGCGCAAAGAGGCTTGCCGTCGCCACCCAGCGAGGTGTCAAAAGCGCCGTTCAGAACATTGGCGGCTTTGATCTGCTTGGTGGTGGCCATCGAACGGGCCAGAGCCTTGGTGTAGCGGGCAGCGAGACGGTCGTAGAGGTTGTCCTCAACGGCTTCTTCTGTCAGCGAGAACGCCAGGGCAATGGTCTCGTGGGTGTAACGAGCCGTGTAGACTTCCTGCGCTTGGTCGTAAGCGACGCCAGCACCTTCGGTCTTCACAGGAGCCTCACCAAAACCGGAGAGCATCACTTCCTCTTCAAAAGCACGATCAGAGGTTTCGACGTCGTAGATTTCGGCATGCTCGTTATCGTAGCCCTGATACTCAAGGCCGAACAGAGCGTTGAGGCCAGGCTCAAGCTCTTTAACTAGTTGTGCACGTGAAATTGCCATGATTAAGCTCCTTGTCCGGCAACACCAGCGCTGCCATAAAGATGTTCATTGATCTTGACCACGACCACGGCGTAGTTACCCAAGGCATTGCCCGGAACATCGTAAAGACCAACAATCTTCAGATTCAGAGCAGCAGTATTAGCGATGGTGGAAGAGTCAAGCTCCATGGTGGAAACACCAGTGGTGGTGCTACCGCCAGTTCCAACGACGTCAGCGTTTTTGCCGATATCAGCAGCAACGATGTCCTCGTCAGCCTGGATGATGAACAACTGGCTGGGATCATCGATCACGTCGGCGATGATCTTGCCTTGCGTGATGTTGACCGAACCAGGATAGAAGTTCTTCCAGGTGGGCTTGCCCGTGGTGGGGTCGATGTAGTTACAGCCGTTAAACACGCCAACAGCAGCCGTATGGGTGCCAGGGGCGAATTTGACGACGTAGCCATCATAAATAGTGACTAGGTCACCTTGGTAGATTGCTCCGGACTGGTTATCAGCAATTTCATAGCCGTACTGTTTTTGACCACCAGTAGCTGACAGATTGCCGAGAGGACGCAGACCAAAGGCTTTATCAACGTTTGCCATTTGTTAGTTCCTTCAAAAAAGTTTTCACTGGACCTAAGATTCCTTGGGTCCGCCGAATGTGACACGGGACTGTCGGGTTGGAGCCTCAATCCGCATGCTTGAGTGAGCATTTGACTTCATGAGATCGTTATCCGCAGCCTGAACTTGGTCGCTGGCCCTACGGCGGTAGTGCGCAGAACGCTCTGCCGCTGTTTCCTCTGGAATACGTGCAAGCAACATGCCTCCCACGCTAATAACGCCAGCGTGTCGGCCATCTTCCGCAGAAGGGACTGGGAAATCAGGATATTCCTCAGCGCGGACCAGCTCGTAACCTTCACGAACCTTGCCAGCCACATTGCTTCGGTCTTCATATCCTGCAACTTCAGCCCTAATCCAACGGTGCTTATATCCCGGAGGTGCTGGAGGTGCATCCAAGCGAGAAGGAGGAGCCCAGGGCTTGCGCCGCGTACCTGATTCACGAGATTCAGCCTCACGAGAGGTACGATTGGTTTTGGTTGTTTCACTCATCTCATCACTCCTTCACATACTTGGCGTACTCTTCCAGGGGAACGCCTAGCTTTTTGGCAATCGCAACTTGACTCGGTGTCAACCGGACAGTGCGGCGTACATTATTCGCGCCCGATGATCGGGTAGCAGGGGCAACCGTTTGTACGGGTCGGCTACTCCTGGTGTTCTGCGCATTACTAGCTTTACCAAATTTGTTCGGAAAAGTTTCCGCAATGCGGCGATCTAGCTCATCATAATACTCGTCTGACTGCGGGTCAAATCTTTCTATTTCGACCAATTGACGGTGGATTCCATAGGCCGTATGGGTCATGACGGTATCCGTCCCAAACCACTCGTTTTTCTCTGCCCATTCTTCAGCTCGCGGATCCACTTTGGGCTGCGGCCGGGGAGCCACAGCCTGCTGCTGGGCCATTTGTTGGGCACGCTGAGCGTTGGCCTCCCGGGCGGCATTGGCCTCCTGGACTTGGCGCTGCTCAAACATCAGGGACGTCAGACGCTCCTGGGCCTCCGTTTCGGTATCAATGTCACCCTCTTCCCGGGCTTTTTTGATAATTGACTTAAGCGCCATGGCCTGGGTTTCGATACGGCTCTTGGCCTCGCCCAACCGCTGGGTGTCAAAATGCATGGCCTGCTTGCGCATTTCCTCGGCCTGCTGCTGCACCCCGCGGGCATATTCCAAAGCGGCCTGCTCACGGCGCTGGGTCTCACGCAGACGAGCCGTTAGCTTGTCAATGCGCTTTTTGACCTTGTCGCTGTAGTTCTCGAGCTCGTCTTCCTCGCCCTGAGCCGCCTGAGGCTCTTGTTGCGTCTCCACAACAGGAGCTTCTTCCTGGTCTTGGATTTTGGCATCGTTACCGTCTTCAGACATTTCTACGGTAACCGGCTTCTCATCCTCTCCAAGATTAAATTCCAACTGATCGTTATCTGCCATAACCACCTCCATTACATATGCAAGATGTCTTCAGGGTCGTTGACACGACCGATGATTTCATCATCGTTTAGGATCCGAATCTCACCGCCATCGATTTGGATACGGGAACCGGCATAACGCCCAAAGATCACCCAGTCGCCCTGCTGACACCAAGGGCCACTAGCGAATTTGTCGGGGTCACCGTAAGCCAAATCACCCACCTTCAGGACGTAGCCGCACACGGTGGCAAGCTGCGTCTTCTTCTGGGTTTCTTCTGCCAGCAAAATACCGCCCTTGGTCTTTTCCGCACCGCGGTACGGGAGGATGGCAAGCCGCCAGCCTGTAGGGGTCGGGATTCTGTCTAGCACTTCGCTGGGCATCTGCTCCGGCACAAGCTTGCCAGTGTGGTCGTAGGCGTCATCAAGCTCCGGACCTCGGGCTTTGATTTCCTCCTCCCACTTTGCCTCCAGCGGGGTAAGACGATCGGGGATGCTATCTTCCATGGGCTCTCCTTGGGTTGGTTAGTCTTCCGAGTATTTCGAGGCGCGTTCTCTAATCACCTCTTCCGCAAGCTTTAAACCTTCCAGACGGCCCATCATGAAACGATAGCGTTCCATATCGGAGATGGTTCCATTTAAGACAATACCTTCAGCATCGGCACGAAGCTGACGAATGTCTTTGAGTATTCTTTCTGCAAAATCTAGCATGGCTATTCCATGTAAAAGCAGACGAAACCCCGTCTGAGGGTTTTTAAAACTTAATAAATCTTAACAGGTTCGTTACCGTCACGCTTCTTAACGATCATAAACGCACCACCGTCCTTGGCCTTGACAGGCTTCTTACGGGACTTACCCGCCGTGGACAGGGCGATTGCGACGGCCTGCTTAACTGCCTTTTTCTTCGAGGCCGGCTTGCTGGTTCCCAGCTTGCCCGTCTTCTTATACGAACTTACCATCTCTCCGATGTTGGAGCTGATGGTCTTTTGGCTTGATCCTTTTTTAAGCGGCATTTCGCCCTCCTTGTTTGACTAGCGTGGCCATCAAGCGCTCACGAGCAACCTCCGAGCGCTGGTCAATCGCATCTTGCTGCACCCCAACACGCTGCTGAGCAATCTGAGCGTCGATCTGGGCCTTTTGAGCCTGCATGGCAATCTTCTGCTGCTCAAGCTGGGCATCGATCTGGTCCTTCTGCGCCCGCTGCTGGAGCTCCTGCTGCTTGAGCGCCACCACCGGATCCTGACCACCCTCGCCACCGGCCAACTGGCCCTGCAGGTCCCGCACCTCTTGCATGAACTGAGCAATCTTGATGGCGATCATGCCTTCCTTCTGAATGCTCGAGACCATCCGGTCCGGATCAGCACCGTATTGCATGAAGAGCTCGGCTTCCACCGTCTCCTCGGCCTTCAACCGTACATGGTCAAGGATGTGCTGCTGCAACTGGATCGTGGCCATCGGGTTGGCCTGCAGTACAGGCGACAATCCCATCATCAGGTGACTTGCGATGTGCGCATCATGCTGCTGCCCAGCAAAAGCCTTCAGGTGCATGCCATTCATCACGCTGGAGTTCTCCGTTGCCGG